AAATTCCCATACCGTGTACCACAAATGGGCTTTGAATCTTCAGGATTAAGTACATGGATTTTATTGTTCGGACTGCCGATTGAAGCGATTTCTACACGTCTTATCAAAATCATAATTTCCCCCTTTCTTTGTTCTTGAATGCACCCTTTTCGTAATGGTAATCTATCATCTTATTGACTACTATCTGCATTTCCGTAATATTATCAACGGTTAATCTTATATAATTAGGATCGTTGATATGTCCTGTCCATCGTGGTGTCGTGGCATACTTCCATGAACTTTTACAGATCTTCATTTCCCCGTGTGCTAACGCTTTAATAATTTCGTTCAAAACATACGCCTTGCCCTGCTGGATCATCTTGAACGGTGGCGGGATATCTTCATATTCCATCATTCGAATTGCCCACGTTTCGGCTTCGTATTCCCTTCTGTGAATAGGCAGATCAGCTTCATTGTGCTTCAGGTAAATATGGGCATATTCGTGAAGATAAATATACAAAGCTTTCCGTGTAACAGGGCGCGGGACGTGGAATTCACGGTTCTTCCAGAACACGTGACCAGACAACCTTTGCTTGTGGATGATCCTATACCCGTTCGGAACAAACTTTTCAGCCACCTTCAGGCACCTTGCGGTCATTCTGTTCCTGTCAGCGTGTAGTCGGCAACCTTCTTTCTTCGGATCTTTTAGCTTCATTTTTTGCATCCCCCTTTGCTTTGTCAGTTTATCAAAGATCATAACAACTTATATTATAGGTCAAGACTAACATTTTAGCCATTACTTGTCAAGTATTATTTGACATTATTATTCGGGCAGAATACAGACGGTTACGATGTGGTAAAATTACCTTGACACCATTTGAAATGTCATGCTAACCATCAAGGTTAAATATTACAGGATGATGCAAACAACCAACCGTTAACCAGACCTACCGATAACAATTTAATGGACTTCAGTTCATGGGCAGACGATCCAAACTCACTCCTGAAATGCACACCAAAATAATTGCGTTAATCAAAGCGGGGAACTATATTGAAACCGCCTGTGAAGCAATAGGCGTACACAAAGGAACCTATTACAACTGGCATAAACAGGGCGAACGTGAATACCTGGAAGTTGAAAAGCTGAAGAAAGCAAGAAAGAAAATCCCGAAGAAATTATCCGAAAGCATTTTTTTGGATTTTTTCAACGCTATAAAAGTGGCAAGGGCTGTGTCGGAAGCTAAATATCTGGATTGTATCAGAAAAGCTGCTGATGGGGGAGCATGGCAAGCCGCGGCCTGGTTTTTGGAACGCACCAGATTTAAGCAATATGGCCGAAAAGAAGCTGTTCAGTTAACGGGCGAAGATGGCGAACCTATCAAAGCCCAAATCTATTTACCGGACAACAAGCGAAATGGGCCAGACAGCGACAACGATAAAGAAGTTTAGACCACAATCGGGGCCACAGGAAATGTTTCTGTCTTCCCCTGCCGATATCGTTATCTATGGCGGTGCTGCTGGCGGTGGCAAGACATACGCGCTTTTGCTTGAACCCATGAGAAACATCCATGTCAAGGGGTTCGGTGCCGTTATCTTCAGAAAAACACACCCTCAAATCAAGAACGAAGGCGGGCTGTGGGACACAAGCTCAGATGTTTATCCTTACCTTGAAGGCATCCCGCGCGAATCTTACACAGAATGGCTATGGTTGCCACATAAAAACCGTGTCAAGTTTTCCCATATTCAGCATGACAAAGATCGCCATAACTGGCAGGGAGCACAGGTTCCGTTTATCGGATTTGATGAACTGACCCATTTTTCATGGAAAGTCTTCAGCTATATGTTAAGTCGCAACAGAAGCCTGTGTGGTGTCAATCCGTACATCAGGGCGACCTGCAATCCAGATCCGGATCATTTTTTAAGGAAAATGCTCGATTGGTGGATAGACAACGACAATGGCCTACCAATAATGGAACGAGCCGGCAATGTACGCTGGTTTGTCGTTATGGATGATGAAATTCACTGGGGCGATACAAAAAATGAACTAATCAAGATGTTCGGCCCCGACACCGAACCTAAAACACTCACCTTTATTCCTTCATCCGTATATGACAATAAGATCCTTCTGGAAAAGAACCCCGAATACCTTGCCAATTTAAAGGCTATGACAAAGGTGGACAGGGAACGGCTTCTGCACGGTAACTGGAATGTGCGGGAAGTAAGCGGTCTGTTTTTTCAAAAGGATTGGTTTGAAGTTGTTGATGCAGCCCCGGCCGAAGGCGAAGTCATAAGGTATTGGGATCGTGCCGCTACCGAAAAGACACCCGATAACGATCCAAGCTGGACAGCCGGCGTTAAGATGCTGAAGACACGAAACAATATGTTTTATGTTCTTGACATCGTTCATTTTATGGGTACTCCTGGCAGGGTGAAAGATACCATAAAAAACGTGGCTACGCAGGATGGCAGGGAATGTACGGTTGGAATTGAACAAGATCCTGGTCAAGCAGGGGTAGCCGAAGCAAACAGCCACATCAGGAACCTGGCAGGGTATAAGGCTATTAAAAACATTGTTCGGGAAAACAAGGCTACACGGGCAAAACCGTTATCGGCACAAGCAGAAGCTGGCAATGTCAAGATCGTTCGTGGAAAGTGGAATGAAGGCTTTTTTATAGAAGCCGAAAATTTCGATGGAACCGATAAAGGACACGCTGATCGTATCGATGCTTCAAGCGGGGCCTTTTACTGTTTAACGCAAAAGAAACGTGCTGGGGAATGGGGGAAGTAAAGGACAAGCAAAATCACACACTTGAAACAATCGGCAGAACGAAAGATACACGGTCTTGCTTCAGCGTTGGTAGGCCGTGCTAAGCTAGCTGCAAGGCTCGGCAAGTCGTTTGGGGATAAGCGGGATATCTACACAGCCCTCGGATATACCAGGGCGCCAGCATTTGAAGACTACGCAGCCCGTTATGAACGGCAGGATATCGCAAAACGCATTGTCGATGCACCAGTAAAGGCTTCATGGCGGTTGAAGCCAACTATCACGGAAACCGAAGACAAGGAAACACAGTTTGAAAAGGCATGGAAAGTTGTCTTGAAAACTCGCAACGTGTATCATTATCTGTCCCGTGTGGACAAGATATCAGGGATAGGGCAGTATGGCGTGTTGCTTCTTGGGTTTGACGATGGCAAGAAAGTTGATGAAGAAGTCGAAAAAGCTTCAAGCCTGTTATATTTAAGACCTTTCGCTGAAGACCATGCCACGATTCAGACATGGGAACGGGCCTCGAAAAACGAGCGGTACGGCAAACCGCTTACATACAACCTGAGCGTATCATCCGAAGACAAATCCACCACACACACAGTTCCGGCACACTGGTCAAGAATCATCCATGTTGCCGAAGATCTGTATGAAAACGACACCCACGGGACACCACGGCTGAAAGCTATCCTAAACAGATTGCAGGATCTTGAACTCGTATCAGGCGGGTCGGCTGAGATGTTCTGGCGTGGCGGTTTTCCAGGGTACGGGTTCAAGGTAGATCCCGAACATAGTGCAGACACGCAGGACATGGAAGCCCTTGAAGATGAGATCCAAGAATACATCCACGGCCTGAAAAGGTACATCAGGCTACAGGGCATCAGTGTTGAAGACCTTGCGGTTCAGATAGCAAGCCCTGAAGGGCACTTTAAGATCATTATTGCTTTGATTGGTGCCGCGACAGGTATCCCGCAGCGGATCTTGGTCGGAAGCGAACGTGGGGAATTGGCATCAAGTCAGGATGAAACAAGCTGGCGGGAAAAAGTGGAAGAAAGAAGGATCGATCATGTCGAATCCATGATATTAAGGCCGACCATTGATCGATTGATAGACCTTGATGTATTGCCCATGCCTGGGGAAGAAGGGTACACCGTAGAATGGCCAGACCTGTTCGCACCATCTGAAAAGGAACAAGCCGATGTCGCAAAGATAAAGACGGAAGCCCTTGCTTCTTATTCTAACGCATCAACCGCAAGCCTTTTGATACCGCCCATCTTTTATATGCAGAAATTCCTGAATCTGACACAGGAAGAAATCGACCAGATCAAGGATTTACAGGATCAAATGTCGAAAGAAGAACAGGCAGAAATAAAAGCCGAAGCGAAAGCACGGGAAGCAGAAGGCGATGAAGGCGATGAAGAATGATCACCCACGACTGGGCGTGCCCACAGATATGGAAAGGGGAAACGGTCTTTGTGATAGGCGGGGGGCCTTCGGTGAATACGACTTCGTTGGATTTGATACGGCACCGGAAGGTTATCGGGGTCAATTCCGCATTTCGGCTGGGTTCGTGGGTGGACGTGTGTTTCTTTGGAGATGGCCGGTGGCTGAATCACGAATACAGGGGGCTTTTGCAATACAAGGGGCTTTTAGTTGGGCTGTACCCGTTCAACGATAAGTATAAGATAGAAGAGCATGCAGGGCTTAATATCAGGCTGTTAAAAAGAAGCCTGAAAAAATATGGGTTTTCGGGAAATCAGCATACATTGTGCTGGAACAGGTCAAGCGGTGGTTCGGCAATCGGCTTGGCTAAATTAATGGGAGCAAAAACCATCGTGCTGATAGGTTATGATATGAAAAAGGTTGCTGGTAAGCATAATTGGCACGATCACTATGATGTATGGTATAAAGACCTACCAGCCAGAAACCC